CACCCGTATTATGGCATTTAATGTCTACACAGGAAGATTGGTCCGGGGCTGTGGCTCACCCGGCTCAGGCTAACCAAATCTTCATGACAAGTTTCGGTCCGACTCCAGCTAGATGTTTAGTGCTTGATGGGTTGTTTTTAGCTATAAAGGTTAGCAGTATAACGGATGATATTAGATTTGATGAGAACATTCCTGGCGTGGCTCATCATTATGATATAGATTTTAGCTTGAACGCTAACAAACATAAGTTAAAATTAACTACGTGGCCGATTTGGGCAATTCATGGAAGTCCCGGTCTAGAGAAGGTGACAACAGACTTTAAAGATAGTGAGCAGTATATGATAAACAAATGGGGGCAGTCCAATCGATAATAAACTAGACAACGATTTTTTCGAGAATATTGTCATCTACAATGCACTTGTAGATGATGAATATATGGCAGCCATAATAGATTATATTGATCCGAAGTATTTTAAAAACAAAGATATTCAATCAATAATAGGTATTGTAACAAACTTCTACACAGAGAGAAATACCTGCCCGAGTACAACTGAAGTAAAAGCTTATCTTACAACAGATGACTTAAAGCTATCGTTCAAGAGAGTAGTAGAGAGCTTTACAAATATTGATAGGAAATTTAATAAAGATGAGCTCTTAGAAAATACTGAAAAGTTCATTAAAGAAAAAGCTGTATATAGTACAATGCTAGAAGTTGTTGATGACTGTACTAAGAGAGAAATTAACACTGGGGAAATCCTAAATCGGTTTGAGTTAGCTTGTAATTTATCTCTAACAAGTAATATTGGATTAGAATATTTTAAGGATATAGATACACATATTGCTGATCTAGAAGCTGTTGAGAGGTATATCCCAACCGGTTGGGAGTGGATAGATCGCCGAATCGGAGGCGGTTTACTGGAGACAGGTAGATCACTATATGTTTTCGCGGGTCAAACTAACGTCGGTAAATCAATCTTCTTAGGTAATATGGCTACTAACATAGCCCGTACTGGAAGGACAGTTGTCCTAATAACGTTAGAAATGCCGGAGATGATTTATGCGAAGAGGATATCGACTCAAATCACACAAATACCAATCGGTCAGTTACAAGGAAATACCGGTGAGCTGAAGGAGAAAATCACGCAATTTAAAGTAGATCACCCGCAGTCTAAATTACTAATAAAAGAATTTCCACCAAACTCGATAACAGTTAATCAGCTGAGCGCATTTCTTAAGAAGTTAGTTAGAAATGGTATTGATCCGGATTGCATTGTAGTAGATTATATTAATCTAATTAATAGCCCCGTGGGTAATAATTCATATGAGAGAGTAAAGTACGCGACTGAACAATTAAGAGCTCTCAGCTATGAGTATGAATGCCCTATTGTTAGTGCTACACAAATTAATCGCTCCGGATTTGATCAAATCGAGCCGGGAATGGATACGATCAGTGAGAGTGTCGGTTTAGCGGCTACAGCAGATTGTATTTTTAGTATATGGCAAGAAGATGAAGATAGAGACCTCGGTCGAATACAGGTAGGCTTAATGAAGAATAGATTTGGCCCGAACTTTGGTTTCCAGACTATGAGAATTGATTATGCTACATTAACATTGGATGAAGATGAAACCGGTAATGAGACTGAGGCCGCTACAGAAGCTACAAATATTCTAGAAGAATTTAAAGATGATTGACGAGACATCTCGTTGATTTTTACATATATTCAGTTAAACTAATATATGCTAAAGAAAACAGCCGAACAAAATGCGCTATTGCTGCCGGAGGCTTATAATAAAATTGACTATCATGCGACTGTAGAATCATCCTCTATGGGAATGATCATGCCGGTACTGGCGACTACCTTTAATGCGAAGACAGCTGTTGAGATCGGAGTCGCGTATGGCTGGACAGCTGACTGCCTAGCTGCCGGACTAGAAGCTTCAGCTGATGGTGAAGGTCGTCTAATATCTGTTGATCTTAATAAAGATTGGTTAGATAAGGTAGAGAAACTAATCGCAGACAAGAATTACGATATTGATCACATATGTATTCCCGGTAATACCATGGAAATGGACTGGTCTAGCATATTAGAAGATAATAAAGTTGACACTATAGATATGGCATGCATTGACGGAGATCATCTTGGTGCTGCTCCGCTGACTGACCTAAAGAACTTACTCCCGCATATGTCTGAAACCGGTGTAATCATGATGCATGATTACGGTAACTATTACGATGATGTAGTCTCCGCGGTGAATACAGTAGTCAAAACTGAAGGCTGGAGATTCTTCCAATTTCCTCAAAATCGAAGGACGAATGAAACTGGTTGCTGCATCATGCAGAGGGATAAATTTCTAGATTGCGTACCGGGGATAAATAGCTTACCAGACCATATCTCAGAATATCACGAGAATACATCTACAAAAACAAAACTAGAAAATAAGCTAAGTATCCGTGATATATACAGTACCGATTCTTGAATTTTTTTAGAAATTTAGTAAGTAAATACAATGCCTTCTGCGCCAAAAATACATGTTTTTACAGATTGTGACCTTGACGGTGCAGCCAGTTTACTAGCCTTTAAATGGTTAGTGAAGCCAAAGCATCTAACATATAATATTGTCAGGGTAAACGACTTCAGAGAAAGATTCCTAGAATGGCAAAAGAGACATAGTATAAAGTCTTATGAAAAAATCTTCATTTTAGATTTAGACGTCTCACAAGATAGTTTAGATATTGTTGATCATGAAAATATTGTTATTATTGACCATCATGATACACATGTACAGAACAAAGATAAGTATAAAAACGCTACGACGCTTATCGAGAATTATACTAGCTGTGCAAAGTTACTATATACTAAATTTCATAAAGATGGCGATTTAACTCCAAATCAACAGCTACTAATATTACTAGCAGATGATTACGATAGCTACACCCTCAAACTGAAAGAATCGTATGAATTAAATGTATTGTATTGGAACTATCAAGGTGATAGATTTAAGAAATTAGAAGATGATTTTAGAAATGGATTTTTTAAATTTAATAATTTTCAGCAAAACATAATCAACTTCCATACAAGAAAATTAAAGCGCCTGAAAGATACAATTGAAGTGCATACAGCAAATATTCCTATTAAAAATGAAGATAGAAAATTTGTTTCAACTTTTGCAGATTCATGTATTAATGAAATCGCTGAGCATATTATATCAAAATATAATGCAGATATAGGTATGGTTGTTAATCTAAAGACAAAGAAAGTTAGCGTTAGAAAAGCTGAAGATTGTGACGTGCATGTTGGTGAGTTATGTCAAAAATTGTTTAAAGGCGGTGGGCACGAATATGCAGGTGGTGGCGTTTACGCGGATGAATCCGGGGTGAACGATACATTCATGCAATTTACAAAATTGTTCGAATCTCATTCATGAATATCTTAAAACCAGGTTCAAATAGTAGAATATATGAAGAGGAGTATGTAGATAATTTTCTAAAATATTGCGCTTTAGTATGTGTTGTTAACAATAAGAAATTAAATTTAGCAAATATTTTTATAATAACTCTCAAAAGCTCACATCTCCGGAGCGTGTATAAAGAACTATGTGATGTTGATAATGATTATGACGCGCTAAAATTGTTTTTAGAATACGATAGCACATTGCATAAAAGCAAATATATTAAGAAGTATCTAAACAATACTCATGTTAAGCTTAAATGACGCAATTCGAACAGACAATTTACAATCTATATCTTAAGACAAGTCGATCAAGACAGAATAAACCTTTCCGGTTGAGGAAACAATTCGATAATTTTGAAAATAATCCAAACTATGGATATGTTAAAAAATTATCAGCCTTTTTCGGAAAATATAAGCATGTAGGCTTAGAAGATTTTTTTGATGCACCCTATCATGTATATACCGACACTGGATCATACGATTTAAAATTCTACACGACGCAAAAAGCTATTAAAGCGTTTTCTTTATACCGTCAAAAGATTGAAAACTCTGCACCGGGTAGTAATACACAAATTAATTTTACAAAAAAATCTTTGGCATTCATATATAAATTCTGTAAAGATAATGAGTTGAAGTTAAATGAATATTTGCAGCATAAAGATGGTAATGTAAATGCCTTTTTCATACATTTAAAAGAAGGAAAAGTCAATCTGTATACATTATTATATTTTGAAAATCTTCACAACATGATCCAGAAAATGGATCAGGATATTATAGAGTTTATGTTTCCAAACTTTTATAGAAAAGTATCCGAATCGCGGACAAAGTACAATAATACTCCAAAAATTAAATCGCTGATCAATGAAGGATTTGACATTATTAAAAAAGGTTTGGAATAATAGTTGATTTGTGATCAGTTGTATCTATTATTGTGGTATATGAGCACATTCACAAATTCCATGTTTGAGAGTATTAAGAGTTCTCTTAAGACAAATGAGGCCCCGCAGAAGTTCCGTGACATTTTGAAATTTGAAACCGGAAAAACATACAGTCTAAGACTCTTACCAGATATTAAAAATCCCGCTAAGTCAATCTTCCATTACTATAATCATGCATGGGAGAGTTTTTCGACCGGTCAGTTTCTCAGCGTTGTAAGCCCAAGCACTTGGGGTGAGAGAGATCCTATATCAGAAGCCCGGTTCAGTATTTTAAAGCATGGGTCAGACGAAGAGAAGGAAAAGGCGCAAAAGATTACCCGTAGAGAGAACTGGTTGGTGAATGTTTATGTTATTGATGACCCATCCAATCCGGAAAATAACGGTAAAGTTAAAATTATGCGGTACGGTCGCCAAATTCATAAAATTGTAATGGATGCTATGGAAGGTGAGGATGCAGAGGTCTTCGGAGCGCGTATTTTTGATTTAAGCAAAGAAGGTGTGACCTTCAAAGTTAAATGTGAACGTCAAGGAGACTTCCCTACATATGTATCATCGAAATTCGGACCGGCACCTAGTAAGGTCCCTGGTCTAGAAGACGATGATGCCATGAAAGATATCTATAATAATATTCATGATCTGGAGACAGTATTCACAGTTAAGAGCTATGATGAGTTGAAAGAGACTTTGGATGAGCATTATCACGGTAAGATCGCTGGTGAAGATAGCGAAGAAGAGGATGATGTTTCTTACGAACCAGTTGACGTTAAACCGGTCAGTGAGAAAGCACCAGAGGGTAAAAAAGAACCGGAGAGTAAGTAAAATACTAAGACTGAAGCTAAAAGTGATCCATTGAATGATGCCAAAGTACAAGAATTACTCGAAGGTTTAAACTCATGAGTGAATCGGATCCGCCACCGGATGGAGAGCTCTGGAAAGAGACTCCACCTAATCAAGAAAGTATCGAGGCATTAGCTCAATTAGTAGCGATGACTAATGCTGAGCTAACCGATCTTGATGGTAGGGTAACT